CTGAGTTCTTCTACGATATCCGTGTTCTTAATTTCTTTTGCTTCTTCTAATGTTTTGCCCTTTACCCACTCTGTCAACAGGGATGATGAAGCAATTGCACTACCACACCCGTAAGTCTTAAATTTCGCATCTTCAATGACGCCTCCTTCGACTTTTATCTGTAGTTTCATGACATCTCCACACGCAGGTGCCCCGACCATACCCGTACCTACTGACTTGTCGTTCATATCCATCTTACCGACATTGCGTGGGTTCTCGTAATGGTCGATTACTTGTTCAGAATATGCCATTAGAATCCTTCTTGTATATGTTGTTTAGTCATCATTTCAGTTTCTTTGAATGATAGACTCATATCTATTTGCGTAGGTGCGCCATCAGCAAATGACTGGACCTGACCATTCGGTGTATAATTAACATCCACATTGGTAAGAACACAGGTTGCAATCTTATTATAGAAACTATTTTCTCTCGCCATAGGGCTGGTATATCCTCTTTCATCAATACCAGACTGCCACATGTAGTGTATATCAAAGGTTGACGGTAGTGTTAGATATCTATGCGCTGAAGATTTCATTTCTGGCAACATATGAAATCTAAACAACTGTATAATTGCTTGTACTTCATCTGTTTCTTCTTTAGATTTAGGTGCAAATTTAAAAGTATAGTCAAATGTTCTCATTCCTGTGCTACTAAACGCAACTTCTATGTAAGGATTGAGAGTCTGACCAAACGCCTTATCAATTGATTGTTGAATGCCTTCAGAACCAGTGAATGTTTCGATACCAGCTGTTGCTAACTTTTTCGCTGCCTCTGTGATAAGTGTACCCCCTACACCAAAAATCTTCTCTGCTGCCCCTTGAAAATCTCTATTTCGTAACTCACTAACAATATCAAGACCACTCATTGCAAGATATCCTGCTACACCTGTCTGAAAATCACCATAAGATGCTGATGTTGTATTACCTATACCCGATGGTAAATAAAGAGCAACTGAGTCTGTAATTCGTGTTGTTGTTTGATATCTGCTATTGATTCCAGACTTTGGTTTTCTACCTTTTGACAAATACGCCATGTTGTTATATAAGATATTACCAGGTCCACCGTTCTTAACTATTTGTCTTTGATAGTCAACCTCACCAGCATTAGCGCCTGTACCAGAAGCCTCAACAGATGTTATGAATCTGTTTGCCCCTCTTTCACTTGGTGGAACATTAGTAACATCGCCGCCTTTAAAATAACCTGGTCGTTCAATGTAATCTCCTACTTTCACTCTTTTACCATCACTCCACCCACTATATTCATATTTTGTTTTATTCTGCACATTGACATAAAACAACATAAAGTGTCCGTTCTCTTTACTATTGGTCGCATCAGGCGGATATGATAAGGTACTAAATGAATATGGGTCGTTCTGAAGTGGCCACATGTTTTTACCAACCTTTGGTGCTTGATTTCTGTCCATGTGGTCGCCAACTCTCTTTGCTACTTCCATTTCTTTTGCTTGTTGTTTCTCTGCCTGTAACTTTCTGAATTTACCAGCACCCCCTCTTTGAGTAGGACCGCCTGGTGTTGGTTGAAATACTGTGTTTTTTTCTTCGCTTCTAGCGCCTATTCTATCTGCAAGTTCTATTTCTTCTTGTGTTTTTTGTCTTTTAAGTTTTTCTTCTTCTTGTAGTCCAAATCTTTGGCCGAGAGGAGTTGTGCTTGCATTTGATTTAAGTCTTTCTCGAGCTTCTGCTTCTTTGAGTCTTTTACTTTGACTTTCTCCAAGAGGAGTTGTTTCTGCGAGTTCTTTAGCTGATGCTATTTTTGCTGCTCTTTCTTCGTTTAGTTTTTCAACTAGTCTTTGAGAAAATCCTTCTTCTTCTAATCTATCTAATCCTGAAAGCTCTGTACCTGGTTCAGCAAGACTTCCATCTTCATTTCTACCATAGGTCTGAGCGTGCATTTGGTCACTATGGTATTTTGCTAGTTTTTCTTTTTCTGCCAGTTCTTTATCAATTTCTTTTTGTAACTTAGCGGCATTTGCTTTTGCTGTTTTTTTCTCTTGCAGTAATGTTTCATGCCATATTGCATCATGACCACCAGCATCAACAACTGAACCGTCTGATAAAGTAAATGTACCCGTTTCTAGTTTTTCTATTTCTTTTAAAGAATCAGCATCATTTCCTGTAATATTTTCTTTAGTAGTTTCAAAGTAAGAACCTGCAACAACTCCACCTTCTTCGACAATCTTAGCTGCAAGTATTTCAGGATAGTTCAGTCCGTTATTTTGATTCAAGTAGAGTTGTTCTTCTTGTTCTATACTCATATTCTTTCGATTATCTTCTGCCATCTCCTGCATAAGCTTTTCAGCATTCTTTTTCGCTTCTTTTTGTGCTTCTTCAAAAGCAACACCAGAAGCTATCTTTAAATCTTTATTAGAAGTATTAAGAATTTCATCATTTAAGTTTAAATCTACTATGTTAAAATTGTCGTCATTGCTATTTCGACTGTTACCAAAAGACTCTATAGCAGCGCTCTTCCATTCAGACTTTATCTGTTCGCCAAGTTTTGCAGCCTCATGTATATTTTCATCTGGCACCAAAGTCATCTTAGGCACTTCGCCATCATAATAATGGTCATTGACACCAATATTTGACTTTTCAGATGTTGTCTTTCTCTCATCATGCAATTTATTCATTCTTATGGCGTCAGCATGATTCATACTACCTGTGATACTTCCTTCTCCTGATGTCGTGCTCCATGTAGAGTTAGACTTTTCAGTTTGTATTACATCATTAGCAGATAAACCACTAAACCCAACCTTAGTTCTTTCACCGGTTATTAGTTTTGATAGTGTTTCGTTGTTTTGTGCAACGATTTGAGCAACTGAAGCCTTCTCTGTATTCTTTCTATCTCTTAAATGTGATTTATCCGCTGGCATTATTATTCCGATTTACTAAATATTGATATAACTATTTATACTCATTATGTCAGAACGAAGTCAAAAATATAAAGGTAAGTTCACACCAGAGAACCCTAACAAATACATGGGTGATGTAGATAATATCATCTATCGTTCAGGTTGGGAGAGGCGTGCAATGAAATACTTTGATGTGAACCCTGGCGTATTACAATGGGCAAGTGAAGAAGTAGCAATACCATACTACGATAGTGTGGGCAAGAAAGTGCGTAGGTACTTTCCTGATTTTCTAATTAAGGTGAGAAATGCAGAAGGCAATACGCAAACTCATCTTATCGAAGTAAAACCATCTAAAGATTTGCGACCCCCTGTTGGTGGTCGTGGCAAAAAGAAGTCAACAGTTCTATATGAGATGAAAACCTATCGCATGAATAGGGATAAATTCGCAGCGGCACGCAAGTGGTGTGATGATAGAAATATCATATGGGATATCTGGACTGAAAAACACTTAAAACAGAAAGGTTAGAAACCAAAAACAGACTCACCGTTGTTCAATCGAGAAAGTTGCGTGTGGGTAAAGTTGATATTAGCAGCATTCATAGGGTGATTATGAACCTCTTTTGCATCAACAATCTTTTTGTTATCTACATTATAAGTTGGATTAAAATCTGCACTTGGAGAGCTACTTCTAACTGTGCCGGTAGTTGCCATACTATTTAAGGCTTTAGTACTGTTAGTATAGTTATCAAACACATATTGATTAGTTTGAATTTTAGGTATCTCAACTGGGTTAAGAGCTCTATATTCTGCATCAAGTGCTTTCATTGTTTCAGGACCTGCTTTTTTCTGATATGCTTCAGTCTTTCTTGCAAGAACATTTCTAATTTTATCTGCTCTTTCTTCACTCATACCCCTACTAATGCCCGCCATTGCATCAAGATTAATAGTATTTAATATCTCCCAACTATTATGAGGCACACCATCAATTACTGGGTTGGCGTTCATAAAGCTTGCGACAGGGTGCAATTCAAACATGTCATCAATGTTCTCCATAGCAAATTTACCAAATTTAAACCCAGGAAAAGTATCCCATTGTATTCTTCCATCTGACTGTTTTGAAATTTCATTCATAACACCAATGTGGTCTTTAATCGATTCATGTAGTTTTCTGGTATCGGCATCAGAAAGTGATTCTGTTCCTTTCATAATTCCTATTTCGTGAAAACTCATTTGTGATAATTCATCGCCTCCAGCAATTGCCTTATCTGTCAAAGTTTTCATAGACTTTGCAGACACAGAAGCGTCGCCAGCTTCTTGTCGAATTCTTTTACTACCTGAAGCACCAAAAAGGGTTTCTTTTACATAGTCATATAATGTTCCTACTATATTATCAACAACAGAAAATAATTTAGGCATGAATATGTTCATAAAATCGTCAAGAACTTTATCAAATGCAGCTCCTATACCATCAGATTTAAATACATTATAGACATCTGTAAAATAACTTAGTATTCCTGCCATGGCGGCAATGATTTCATCTTTGTATTTGTTGAACGCAAATATCAGAGCACCTAGTCCTAGAAGTTTAGTAAAAGTACCAGGAGTAAATTCTCTTGCTTTACTATATGCCCCACCAAGCATACTGCCTGCTGCTGAGAGTCCTCGTCTGAATCTGCCAGGTCCTTTTTCTTCATCTTCATCATCATCAGTATCACCCTCAATAAGGCTCTGTTGTACATCTGCTTGTTGAAATGCTAATGCTCTCTCATACTCTAAGTTTAACATGAGTTTGAGTGTGCCTTCTATTCTTTGTAGAGAACCAAGCATCATTTTGTTTACTTCAAAGATTTGTTTATAGACACCACCCTCAACTGTATCAGGCATTCCTAAAGGACTATCTTCGTCTAACGCCGACTTGATTTTATTCAAATCCATACCACCAAACATCTCAGGAGTTTCTTCTTCCAATGGTTTCGTCATGTTGATTATCATTTTGCCCGTTGGACTATCAACGGCGTGTTCTTTTCCTTTTTTGTCTAAAACAGTTTCTACTTCATCAGCTTGTTTTTCTGCTGATGCTCTAGTTGTAGTTTCTTTTGTTTTACCTTTAAGGCTAAGACCACTACCAGATACACTTTTCAGTACTGGCGCTAATCTTGATGCTATCATTAATAGTGGAAACATATTTTAATCCTTTTAGTATTTTCCTTCAGCTTCTCGCTGTTTTTGTTTCTCGTTCTCTTCCTTTATGAAAGTAACTAGCATATCGACATATATCTCCCTTTCCCATGGCATCATATTTTCTAAATCACTCAAAGAGTAATTATGATGTTGCATTAGAGAAAAATTTGTTGTATAATAATTCTCTAATGAATCATGTGAAAGGGCTACCCGAAAAAATCGTTTAGTCCACTCAACGCTACTACATTTTCTACCTTTGTTTTAGGATTCACTACCACAATCTCATGTCTTAATTTTGGCATAGAATCAAAAAACGATTGAACATCTTGAAACTGTGTCGTGTTCATCTGTTCAACAAAGTCCATTAACTCTTTTTTAGATGAATCTTTTGAGTCATAAACTTCTTCCCCTTTCTTATCGTATATCTTGTCGATACAAGCAACAATCACATCTAACATATTTTCAGCAGTTATATCTGATATGCCTGCCGTACTGAATGAATCTATTGTTGGGTATTTCATAATAACACCCATCTCGTCCGTCAATTCAATCTTGTTTGTGTGGTCATCATTTACTTGTACTTCAATCTCTGTTAAATCAACTTCAACATTAGCATAAGTTTTCCCATCATCTTGACATAAGACTTTGAGTTTAGAAACTTCACCAACAGACTTTGACCTAATCTGTAAAAATATATACTCAACATCAAACATAGGCATATTGCCTAATTTTAGTTTATTGAAGGTACATTCAGAAACAATTTGTTTTACTGCCTGAATAACATCTTCACTCTCGCCAGACTCCATTGCAATCAATAGAATCTTTTCTTCTTTTATCAAAAACGGTCGATATTTTATCTTCTCGTCTGTTGATGGTACCGTAAGTTCATATATTGGTACCTCTAACTTTGGTAACGCCATAATTAATCTCCTAATTATATAAAATTATGTATTTGTTTTTAAATCCAACCTTGACCTTGAACGAATCTCATAGGTTCAGTAGAGTACCCTATAAGTGCTTCTTTAATTCCAGCGGTACTTTCTGATTGTGTATCAACTATTTCTTTCCATTTTCTATACTGAAAACTCACAGTTAATAGAGCAACTTCATCTACAGTAGCATAAGCATACTCTATCGGTGCTATAGTAGTAGGAAAGACTTCTTCTACCTCTATTCCGTAAACTCTCTCTGCTTCAGCATGCATCTTTTTATTCATACTGAAACCTGTATTTGAATTAAATTGAAATCTTGTTTGTCCTGAAGATTTAGAACCTAATTGAAATATTTTCATTGTGCCAACATATTGTTTAAGTCCGTCAACTTCATAGTAACTAACAGTATTTCTCGTGGTAGAAATTGCAGCTTCTTGCCATTTATCTAAATAAGTTTTTAACTCTAATTCTTGGTCTAAATAAAATGTTGCTTCAATCGTGCCTTCATACCCATGTCCTACGACCATCTCTCTGTTGATTTCAGTACCGTGTTTTATTGGAGTCGTCTGCAAGTCATGACCGGGCATTGTAATCGAATTACAAAAGAAACCTAATGTTTCTGTTTGTCCGTTTGGTAATTGGGCACCCGCCGGTGGGGTTAACAAAACCTGATATCTGGCTAACCTTGCAAGACCATCTGCTCTTGAAACTTGTGCTTGAAAATCGTTAATTGCGCCCATATCTATCTGTTTCCGAATGAACCACCTTTGAATCGTGCAACTGGTAAGAATATCGCAATTGCCATTTCGTCTGGCGGAATGTTTAAAAATGATGACCTAACTTGACTAAACAGATAATGTTTTATACACAATCTGAAGTAACGACTATTCTCTATGCCACCTGTTAGATTATACCTTGTATTTCTATCAAAGTTCTTATCACTAGCATATTTCGCTAGTTGTCTTAGAAACTTGACTCTCTGTGCCATAGGCAGATAGTGAAAGTTCAGTCCGTAAAACCCACCCTTTGCAGCCTGTAGTGGCAGAATCAAAGGAAACTTATCATAATATGGTAATTTTGCCTTGTGTTTTGGGTCATATGCAAACAGATTCATCACGCCAAACTTAGGTCGTAATGTTGCCTTGCCTTGATTGATTAACGCCCTCGCACCAGGAGTCGTCATTTTTTTGACTTCTTTCCTATACCAATCGTATGATTTAGGACCCGTTGTCGTATCAAGAATCTTGTCAAATACTGTTTTTGCCATGCTACTATTTATACAGGTTTGTAGATAGTTATTAGTTCTTCTTTACCCTTAACTTTGATTTTATCTACTTCAACTGACTCGATATTTTCTAGTTGGTCCTTAGTATAACTTGAATATAGTGTAGGTGAATCTTTGAAATCACCTCTGCCTGCTGTTGCTTCTAGTCGTGCAGCCAGATTAACTGCATCACCGATAACTGAGAAGTCGAATCGTGTTGTACTGCCCATATTACCAACAATCGCAGTACCTGTATTCACGCCTGTGCCTACATTGATGTCTGGTAGACCTCGTTCTTTGTATCGTTGTTTGAGTTCTAGTGTCTTTGCCTCTATTTCGATTGCAGACTTGACTGCCATCTCAGCATGATTTGGCATATCAATCGGTGCATTGAATACTGCCATGATACAGTCGCCCATGAACTTGTCGACCATACCGCCATTGTTGAGTAGTATTGTTGTCATCTCGTCTAAGAATTCATTCACTAATTCTACTAGACCTTCGGGGTCGTCTTTGTTCTTGTAGTATTCTGAGATAGGTGTGAACCCGATAATGTCCATAAACAGAAAAGACATCTCTCGTCTATCACCACCTAGTTTGAGTAAGTCGGGGTTCTTTTGTAGAGCCGCAACTTGTCGTGGGTCAAGATAGTGTTCAAACTGTTTCTTAATTTGTTGTTTGAGTCTAAATTCAAGTATGAATCGATTGAATGTAGAATGAAACCCTACGATAAAGAATGTCAATAATGCCCAAGTAATGTCTACTAGAACCAGTTGTGTCGTAAACATATGTTGGAAATAATATACGCCAGAACCGAAGATACCAATCAATGAGAGACCGATTACCCAGTATGGTAGAAATCTCGTTATCAGTATAATCGCAACGCCTAATAGAAGTCCTGCTAACAGTTCTAATAGTTCATCATATCGTTTAATTGTTTCACCATCAAGTATCGTTTGTAGTGTCTGTGCTGATATAACATAGTCATATTGTTCGCCAATCGGTGTTGCAATGACACCACCAAGTCCTTCTGCCGTCATAGCGACAATGACTGTAGTCCCTGCGATTTCGTCAAAGTTATCTGCACTTGCAGAGATTGTCTTAAATTCTTTATTCCATCTTACCCATACTCTCGCATTTGTGTCTGTGTTGATTGTTGCATATGCAGGCACTCTCATTGCAATGATGCCTGATTCGTCTGCCTTGACTTGATATGATGGGTCACCAACTGCAACTCGTATTGTTTCGATTGCCATGTTCGGGTAGACTTCTTCGCCTATCTTCATCAATAGTGGCACTCGTCTTACAACACCATCAATCTCAGGCGCAGTATTGATTACACCCACACCAGATGTACACTCTGCAAGTTTAGGTAATGGTCCCACCATTCCAGGCCACTCAAACAGATATGGTAGTGGGTCGCCTATCTTTGCAACACCTCGTGGTACTGCATTACTCGTGGTCTTTTGTGTTGTGCCTGTTTGTGCAATGACTGTGCCGTATGTGAGGGTTTCACAGAACGCATCATCGCCGCCCATTCTATCTTCTTCACTAAACAGAAGTGGCATCACAATGATACCTGTTTGTGCGTTTCTTAGATTGAGTATGAGGTCGGCAAGTACATCTCGTTTCCACGGCCATTGACCGTACTTTTCGATTGCCTGTTCGTCTATGGTAACTATTGATACTGATTCAGAAGGAGTCTTTACTTCGTTCTGTAGTACATAGTCAAATGATTTGAGTCGTAGTATTTCTTTGACCCACGGGTCTTGAAGCCCAATGTAAGTTAAAACTATAAGTGTAACAAATGCTATAGACCAATGTGATAATATTTTCTTCATAGTACTATTTAGTATTGGCTTCAGATGCTAGTTTGTGAGCAAATTCTAGTGCTGTCATGCCATTAGAATAAATTACTTCTCTAGGCAGTTCTTTTATTTTTAGTTCTACTTCTTTAATCAACTTCTCAAACTTTGACTTCTCAGCACAAGGCGTTCTCAGTTGATTGTTTATATTAGTATAGTTCGTTAAGAGAAGCTCTAGTGTTTTTCTATTCATATTAATTTTGTGTAACTGTAACAGAACATCCAGATGATGTCTGACAATTATTCGTTAATGTGTATGTTTTATCTGAGCTACTATTTTGAGTTAATGATAAATCTGTTGTATAAGAACCCGTCAAGTCTATTGTTGCTGTATGGTCGCCATTACCAGCTTGTATAACTTCTTGTTCGCCATTATCAGTTCTTACTATTAACTGTAAAAATTTATCACCATTACCAGACTGTTTAAAGAATATATCATTGTTCTCTCCACCATAAGTATAAACTCTTGCCTCATGGTCTGCATTACCTGTACCTGTTTCTTGTGAA